ATACGCAATAAGACTTCCGGCACGGTGGGATTGTTTCAATTTACGAGAGGCACAGCAAAAGGTCTTGGTACATCAGTAGAGGAAATAGGAAGAATGACTCCTGCTCAACAAGTTGATGTATACAATAAATATTTAAGAAGTTATAAAGGCGGTGGAGTTGGCTCTCTATCCGTGTATGGCGCTGCGCCATCTTTTGCGCACAGATCAGATGACACAGTTGTTTATAAAGTAGGTTCAGAAGCATGGAGAATTAACAAAGCATATCGCCCTGCTGATAATGGGCCCATCACCGTAGGATCTCTAAAGAGATACCTTACTAGCAAGAAATATTCAGCATAAAGGAGAAAAACCATAAAAAAACCCATTAACTCAAAACACAAACTATCACTTCATAAGGAAGAAAAAATGAAAAAATCACGTAACCGACTTTTAAAAATGCAGAATTTTCAGAGACAAGAAAGAAGGGTTGAAAAAATAGAGCCAATTTCAGAAAACCATAAATATGAATTAGAGTTAATAGGGAGAACACGTAATGAAGACGTTCAGAGAATTAAAAGAGGGACTCAACGATCCCAATATATTTAAGGCATTCTTTCTTGCTGGTGGTCCCGGTAGTGGAAAGTCTTACGTTGCCGGAAAAACTTTAGGTGGTTCTGGCCTCAGAACTGTAAACTCTGATGACGCATTTGAAGCCCTGCTTACCAAAGCAGGGTTGTCTATGAAGATGCCGCCAGAAGAAGAAGCAGAAAGAGATGTTGTTCGGGCCCGAGCAAAATCAATCACTAAAGCACGACAAGAGAATTACCTAGAAGGTCGCATTGGACTTATCATTGACGGCACGGGTAAGGACTATGAAAAACTCACAAGACAAGCTGCGATGCTTCAGGAACTTGGTTATGACACACATATGTTATTTGTGAACACTTCTCTTGATGTTGCACTTGAAAGAAATCAGAAGAGAGCTAGAACTGTTCCTGAACCATTAGTGGTCAAGTCTTGGAACGAAGTGCAAAACAATATCGGTAAGTTTCAAAATTTCTTCAAGGGTAATTTCATCATTGTAGATAACAATGACGCACAAGAAGATGTGCTGACTTCTGTTTTCAAAGAAGTTCGTAAGATGCTTGGTAAGAAGGTCAGAAACCACAGTGCGAAACAGTGGGTTGATATGGAAATGAAACGTAGAGGTATCACAAAAGCACCAAAGGGATTTTAACCAATGACACCAGGATTCAAACATCAAATTTCTGATTCAGAACTGGAATTGACTCCATCAGCAAAAGTAAAATTTGCAGAGGTGTGGAAAGATGTTAAAGATGAAAATATTGAAGCAGTGCGAGTTTATGTCACTGGTGGTGGTTGTAGTGGTATGACATATGGTATGACCCTCACTGACCGTCGCACAGAATTTGATGTGGTTAAGTCGGAGGACACTTTTGATATATACGTCGATATATTTGCACTGAATTATCTTCGTGGTGCTAAGATTGACTACCAAATAAAACCATCTGGCAACACTTTCATATTCCATAATGTATTTGAGAGCACTGGT